GGTCGCCAGAGTAAATGAAGAGCTAACAATCTCTCCCGCTTCTACTGCTCAAGCAGCATTTAATTTTAATACCAAGACAGTCTTTACTTCTAAACTTTACAAAAACGATAAACTATTAAGTAAGGACGGCACCACTGCTTCGGTTCTAAGTGATGATCAACCTTTTGATTTATCAACTAACGTCGTACTTACTACCGATGGAGATTTTACTCTAGCTTCTAATTCTAAGATTGTAACTAAGAGTGCGGTAGGAACTGGCAACAACTCAGTATTAGAGCAACTTCATCCTGGAGATTATATAAAACTTTCTACTGATCCTGACACGTTCTATACCAAGATTAGAACCGTAGTCGATGCTCAGAAAGTTATCTTAGAAGAGCCTTATCCTGTTGGCGGCTCTGGCTCTGGAAACTTGAGCATTTGGAACAGCCCTCAAATTGAGATCGCCGCAAATGGCGAAGACAATGATACCGAGCTTGTGAGCTTTGGTCCCAACGATTTTGGAAACCCTAGTCAGGCTTTGGCATCAGAAGTAGCCCAAAGAATGGACACTGAGATTCACCAATCTAGAGTTGAACTAGCCGTAAACTCCACAAGAGTTAAGGTTATATCAGAGGTTGAGAATAGTGCCTCTTCTAGCATGAAGGTTGTGGGTGGGGGAGCGGCAGTTAACTTAGGATTAGCCACTGTCTCCGCACTTACTGGAACGCTTAGCTTGACTGGCGGTGGTAAAGTTGTTAGCGGAGTAGGTACTCAGTTTTTATCAGAACTTGAAGAAGGGCAATGGATCAAAGCAAATGCGCATGGAAAAGGCTCTTGGTCTAGAGTCGAAACTATCGAAAGCAATACTTTGGCCTACCTTAAAGAAGGCTATCGAGGCCCTAGCATCAGTGGAGCTTGCAGCAAGATTAACAAAGGAACGTTGCAACAAGGCACAAATAAAGACTACGTTTTAAACCGCTCAAATGGCATGATTGAACTTATGCAGCCCCTTGCTGCTAATGACACCTTGAGTATTGGATCTATTAATACTAGAGCATTTATTGACTCTTTGCCCGAAACATTTAACTTCTCAATCCTAGGAGCTTCGTCTACTTTGATTGTTCGAGTAGATGGCGGTTTTTCAGGTACGGTTTCTACGGACGACGCAGTACCTCCATACAATTTTGTAATCGCCAGCAACTTGGCAAACTATCCTGCAGGATTTTTCGTAGGGTTTCACATCGAGTTTACCAGCGGCAATAACATAGGACAGACCGACATCGTCAGCGCCTACAACCCAACTACCGGACAGCTCAACTTAGTCACTGGTACTACTAATCCAATTCTTATCAACGATAAGTTTGTGCTGTCGCAAGTCATTCAACTGAATCACGCCGCTAGTTTTGCTGATCCTGCTAATGCGTTTGCATCAGAAGTTGCAGCAGCTATTAACGCCCAGATCTTGGGAGGTTTGGCAAAAGTTAATGCGGTTAATAACTCAGTGCGCCTTCAAACAACTTCTTTCTCCGAATTAGGATCTTTTCAAGTAATAGGCGGAAGCGCAAACACGGTACTAAATTATTCAACTGCGGTGCAAGTAAACCAAGAAACAAATTTAGCTTTTATTGCATCTACAAATTCAGACCGAGATGGTCTGTCAGGCTCTCTTGGATACACTTTGGGACCAAGTCAATCACTTGTAATAATCGTAGATGGTGACGTAGTAAACAAGACCTTTGTAGTACCCTCAGCTATCACTGGCACGGTATCTACCGGAGGAACGGGATCTTTTATAGCCGCTGGATTGATTAGCGATTATCCACAAAACGGCTTCTTTAATGATTATTGGCTGTTCTGGACAAGTGGTTTGTTAGCAGGCAAGGTGCAAAAAGTCACAGGCTACAACGGCGTTACAGGACAAGTAACAGTTGCTGATGTATTTCCAGTTCCAGTAGGAGCTTCAGCCCTCGGGGATGCTTTTGCAATCGTACCTCGAACTGCAGAAAATATCGTATCGCATTTGAAGAATCTAAACATCTCTACGGTTTCTACAGCTTTAGATGCAGAAGTTACCGGAGCTAGCGGAGACTTTGTTCAGCTAGTATCTAAGACTCCTGGTTCACAGGGTAAAGTTTTTGTGTCTGGTGGAACTGCAAACTCCATAGAGATTGCAATTCAGACCATCGTAGCAGGATCTCCAGTGAACGACGTGACGACCAATTCTATTGCAGGCCTTGCAAAAGGACTTCCTGTAAATCTGCAAGCAGGTGGAAAGGTCACAACTGGAGACGGTTCGGCACCTTTTGATACTTTTATCTCCTCAGCTTTCATCACAACTCTGCCTGCCTATTTTACAGGCTTAGAGTTAGAGTTCACTTCAGGATTGAACGCAGGACATAAATCATTAATCTCGACCTATACGAACACTACAGGACAATTTATATTAGCTTCGGCGCCTTCAAATCCAATCAGCGTCAATGACACCTTTGTCATAAACCGTTTGGCATTTGTTACCAATATCGTAGGCTCTACGGCTCCTTACACCATCTCTTTAAACGACTCTGCTAATGCAGCAATCGATGTAAGCGGCTACACAACTGAGCGTCAAGGAGCTATTGCAGATTATAACGGTTTAAAGTTTGAGCGGGTTCAAGTAGAGGGCACAGATGGGTATAAGTATTACACTGGACTTATCCAACTTTCCCAGTGGACTATTGATGGTCTAGACCGTGATCCTAGCAATTATCCTGGAATTGGAGCAGCCGGAACTCAGTTTGAAGTTATCCCTCCAGTTCTAATCAACGTTCGCTTGATCTTGAACATCACTACTGATGAAGGTGTAAGTTTATCTTCGGTCTTAAACGAAGTACAAAGTGCCGTGCTTGGATACGTAAATTCTAGAAAGGTCGGACAAGAGGTAGTCCTTTCAGAGATCGTAGCAGCAGCACAATCTGTAAATGGAATCTTTGATGTAGAAATTACTAACCACACTGCAAATATAGTAGTGGCCGATGGCGAGCTTGCTCGCTTGGCGGTAGAAGACTTGGTGATCGGCTAATGAGTAAGTTTAAACGTCTGTCTCAAGCTTTGCCTGGCCTCTACCGACCTGAAGTCAACACCATGATCGGCGGACTTCTTAAGGCCTGGGGCCTTGGAGATGATGACGTCGTAGTGCAGCTTAAGGAAGCAAAGAAGCAGATCTTCACACAAGAAGCTTCTGACAGATACTTAGACTATTTGGCGAATAATGTCGGCGTGAGCAGAACAGCGGAGTTAGGAATTGAGGATAAGGATTTTAGAAATCTTATTCCTGTCTTATCTTATTTTCCAAAACAAGTTAGACAGACTATCATCTCCCTTCTTGACGTATTTTGGGGGCCAGGCTTTACTAGAGCTAACATAAACTCCGGTAACATTGAACCCTACGACTTCTCTCCTGAAACAGTACTTACTGGACAGGTTACATTCAAAACGGGAGAAGTCATCGTTACTGGAGTCGGCACGCAATTTTTAACACAAGTACAACCTGGCTCGTACATTAAAGCAGCATCGTTAGATGCCGTTTTTTATGCTAAAGTTTCTGCGGTATTGGATAATACAACTTTAATTCTCAGCGCCGTACCTGAGAATATGCCAACTTCCGTAAACGTTTCTGCGGTAAAGGCGAATGTTTTAGAGCTTGAATATGAAGTAGATAACGGAGCAGATAAACGAAGAATTCGTTTTAAGCCTAACTTATTTCAGGACCTCACCGCTGTTACAGCGCAAGAACTAGCTAATGCCATAAATCAAGATCCAGAGCATAACAAAAACCTAACCGCTTCTGTATTCATTGATCCGCTTGCCGGAAACAAACTTAACCTACGAACAAATACGCCTGGACTTCAAGGCTCTATTCAAATTCTTGGAGGCTCTGCAAACGATCCTACTAAGTTAAACTTTTCTTTGGACAAGCAAATTGAAACCAAATGTTCGGTTTATGAAGTCAATGCAAATGAGATAGTCATAAGAATTCCTTCATCCGTACCAGTTTTACGTCGCCGTTTACAAGGTAGCGCACACCCAAAGCAAACTAAAACTGAGATCCTTTCTAATCAAGCTTCTTACGATTTCTCAGCTTTAGCGCCAAGCTCAACCTTGACCTTAGAAGTTGATGGTAATCCTTACACGGTAACTTTTACCAACGCTTTACATTTTCAAGATCCCACGGCAGTGACTGCAGAAGAGGTAGTTAGAGTTATCAATTCCCAGCTCAACTTCTTGGAGGCTTTTAGCGACGGCATCTTAGGGCGAAATAGAGTGGGACTCAGAACCACAGAGGGTTCTATGGAGTATCAAATTATTGGAGGTACAGCGAACGCTATCTTAGGTTTCCCTACTAGCTTGCAGCAAGACCCCGATTTGATCGTAGCCAATTATCCTTCGGCTTATATATTTGACCCAATCGGTCAACTATTTACTGTTACCGGCAATCTATCAGACACCACCGCACAGGTCGATGAGGGCACTATTAGTTCTACTTTGGCGCTATCTGATGCCTCAGATTTTCCTAATCAACCAGGGCAGCTTTTGTTAAACTTTGGTAGAAACAACCAAGAAGGCCCTATTAATTATAACTCCAGGCCTAATAACTCAACGCTCCTTATAGATGCCAGTTACGTATTTCAAAAAACACATGCGGCAGGAGCTACAGTTAACTACGTAGTTAATACACCGACGCTTCCTAGAGTTACTGGCGATGACTATCCAGTTTACGTTACCGGCTCTCAAGAAGCCCGAAGTGCGGCTGAAAAGTTGATAAAACAACTCCTAGCTGCTGGAGTAGTGGTACGTTTCATAGTTGAATTCCCTGAGGTACTTTTTGAATGCTATTGCCAAGGTTGCCGCCCTAGTGATAGCCCTGATCTGGTAGGTAGTCGTACTGGCTTGCCGCCACTTACGTTTTAGGATAAACTCTAGCATGAGCATGGTAAAATTATTGCTATATAATAAAAATAGCATAAGGACGAGATAATGGCACTTTTACAACAAACACGCATTTTGCCAAACCAGCGTTTAGATCTGCCCGACTATAGAAATATAGAAGATTTTGCCTGTGCGGATTTTAAAGCCATTCACAAAAACATCTGGGCTAACAACAACTTTGTAATGTCCGGTTTTGCGCCCACTCCTGGTAGTATCGGTTCTGATACTCTTGCCCTTGTAGTTGCCAACTCATCCTGCATGCTAGGCCAAGATGATGGCGTTCTTTATATTGGCGCCCCCAGTCTTGCAAACCTATCCACCGATGCCCTAACTCCTGGATCGGTGAACTACGTTGAACTCACTATTCAAAAGGATACTGGTGGAGCTGATTCCAGAGCATTTTGGGACCCAACTGCTAACGGCGGTTTGGGTGGCGAGTTTTCTCAGATCGTAGATACCTATGTATTTCTGAAGCCCAGCTTTTCCATTAATACGTCAAACTTTACCGGCGATGCTAATAAGATTAAGATCTGTAAAGTAACCGTAAATGGTTCTGGAATTATTACTGCCATCGAAGACAGTAGAAATCTGTTTTTCAGACTTGGAAGAGATGGCAATCCAGGTTTTACCTTTCCCTGGTCTACTCGAGTAGAACCTTTAGTCACTAACTTTACTGGCGCTGATAAAGATATTAAGAATCTAAAGCAGTGGGCCGACGCTGTTATGGACGGCCTAAGAGAGATCAAAGGCACGACCTACTGGTATGAAGCCCCTGCGGTTTCGTTTCCAGGAGCTTTTGCCAATCCTAATCTTTCAACTTTGGCAGGAGCGACAAGCAGTGCTCGCTTCTCTTGGGACGGCTCGTTCCTTCAAATTACGGACGATGCTGGTTCTCCTTTAGACACGGATGTACTAGCTTATCTAAGAATTTTCTCAACCTCAGTAAACTTGGCACTCACTAGACAAGCTGGAGCAAACCAGATCGGGCTAGCAAACCAAGAGATTTTGTGGATAGAAATCCCAAGCCCTTACGTCAACACTACATACGATGGAGTAGGTTTGACCGCATCAAATTACCGAGTTTCGGCCTTGGGCTCGGTGCCGCTTGATGAAAAATCTTACTGGCTTGCCTATCGGGAAGGTTCTAAGCTTTATGTTCGAGGCCTAGGTGAGCTTGATCCTGGAGAGTCAATAGAGATCACAGATCAAATTCCTGAAGCTCTAGAACAGTTTTTAGGTTTTAACCCCGAAACGGCAACTAGCGTACCATACACCTCGTTTCCAAATCCGCTACTTTACGGAAACGTTTTCACCAACTCTTCAACTTTAGTAGCCGCTATCTCCGCAAACACGGCTAACATCAACGCCTTAGGTGCGATGTTAGATACGAATGTTTACGAAGAGCGTATGGCCGTTGTAGCAGGGGCTCCCGCCGATGATAATGAAATCACCGGTCCAGTAGCACCTTCTACGATAATTACGCTTCCTTTAGACTCTCGAGATTCTAACGTTCAAGAACAATACCTCGTAGGCGCTGGCCTTTTATCAGTGTACTTAAATGGTCAACTATTAGAGTTAGGCGTAGACTGGAATGAAGTCGGAACCGTTGGCACCTTAAGTGACGATATAGAAATTTTGCAAAGCTTAGTAGTTGGAGATCGACTCATATTCCGTATTGGATCTTTGGGTGGTTTTAACGTAGGCGCTTCTGTAGGAGAAGCTAACACAGCTTCTAACTTAGGAGCTGGAGCCCAGGTCTTTAAACAAAAGACCGGAGTAGATTTAGAACTTAGAACTTTGGTAGCTGGAACTAACGTAAGCATCGCTCAGACTTCTAATACGCTTATCATCTCAGCTTCTGCCGGTAGCGGCGGTTCTAAGACGGTTAATCAAACGACAACCGATTATACGCTCTTAGGTACAGACGATCACCTGCGAGTTGATGCTGGGTTAGGCCCCAGAACAATTACGCTGCCTGATGCTTTTGCTTTAGTCGGTAAAGTTTACACCATTAAAAAAGTAGACTCTTCTGCAAACGTTGTAACGATAGTTACCAGCTTAAGTCAGCTTATCGATGGTAATCCAAGTGAACCTTTAGCAGTTCAATATGAGAGTATCACTTTGATCTCTAATGGTGTTAGTTGGGATATTATATAAATGACGTACAATCCTAGACTTAAAGGTGCCATCTTAACTGTGGGCTCTGTAAGTTCGGAGCTTCCAGAACGAATTAATGATAGCGGCAGTTCCATAAATAAAACTGATCCTATCAGATTAGACGCTTCTGGAAACATCCAAAAAATAGATCCTTCAGTAGAAGCGCAAGCCTTAGCTTGCATCGGAGTTGCTAAAAGCTCGATATCTAACGGCTCCTCTACAGCAATCGTAAGTCAAGGACGCTTAGAAGATGTTACAACCGCAGGAACTTTTGGAGATCCGTTATACGTATCAAAATCTGGAGGCTTAACGAATGTAAAACCTTCAGTAGGCGTTAATGGTTTTGTAGAAGGTGACTTTGTAATTTTCGTGGGTATCGTAGCCAAAAACCAGACTAATCCGCTACTAAAAGACCTCATGATAAACATCCGAGTAGTCGGTCAGTTATAGCAAAATTTTTAAGGTGAAAAGGGTATACTATGGAAGAGCGAATTCGAAAAGTTGACGTGAGTAAATTGACTCCCGAACGTGCCGATGAGTTGTCAAAGCAGATCGGCGATAAGGTTGTTCAAATTCAAGCCGAAGCTCTTGAAAAGATTAATAAAGTTTTAAAGGTATATGGCATGCAAGCCAGCCTTTTAGTAGAGATACAAAAGCTCGAGGAATCTAAATAATGGCTGATATAAATATTTTAAGCAGGTTAGTAAGCGGCGTACAAAGAAACGTAGATCTGCAACAAAACTCCTTAGTGGTAGGAAGTCTAAAAGTTGGAGCGACGTCTCCAACTGAACTGACTAAGACTATCTTAGACAACTTGGTAGGTTTGCAGAACGGTAGCGATGTTTCCGCAACGCTGCACCATCACGACGGTCGTTACTTCACGGAAACCGAGATCGGAGCTACGGGAGCTACTTCAGGTGCTGATAGAGTAGGGGTGAATAATACCCCCACAAACTATACCGCTGCGGCTCAAACAGTTCAAGACCATCTTGAAGGTATCGATGCTGCTTTAACGGCTGCGGGTAACGAGCGTTCAGACAGCTTGTTTAGGATTGTTGACAACTTAGACAACACTAAGAAGCTTGCATTTGAAGCTTCTGCAATTGCCACAGGAACAGTTCGTACCATCTCTATGCCTAATGCCAACGTGAACTTAGCTGATGTAAATCAGGCAGTTCTACAAGACGGCACTAGAGCAATGACTGCCAATTTATCCTTGGGCAGCTTTAAGATTACTAACTTGGCGAATGGAACTAGTCCAAACGATGCTGTAAATCTTTCGCAACTTGATGCAGCTATTGCAGGCCTTGACTTTCAAAAAGACATCGACGCCCTAGTTGCAAACGCATCAACCACAGCTCCTGGCGCAGGCTTACCAGCAGCAGCTACCGGACAACGTTATATTTTGGAGTCCGGCACCGGCTCATTGGCAGGCGGTTGGGGAGCCATTGCTGGAGTAGGCAATAACGACATCGTAGAGTACAATGGTACGGCGTGGGTAGTTTCTTATGACGTATCTGTTCGAGGCGAAGGCGCTTTAATCTGGAATAGAGATCAAAACTATTTCATGCGTTGGGATGGCTCTGCTTGGAATGAGTTCGGCGGTTTAGCTGGAATCACAGCAGGAGCAGGACTTCTAAAGTCTGGTAACGTTCTATCTATTGAGCTTGACACCGATGCGGGCCTTGAACTCGACGTTCCTGGAGATGCCGGTAAGCTTAGAGCTAAAGTAGACAACTCTACCATTGAACGAAGTGCCAGCGGCCTTCGAGTTAAAGCTTTAGGTATTTCGGCAAGCGAGATCGCCGCCGACGCCGTTACAACCGCAAAGATCTTAAACGCAAACGTCACCACAGACAAGTTAGCGAATAGTGCAGTCACCTCTGACAAATTAGGAGCTACTTCTGTTACGGCAGCTAAACTTGGCAGTGACGTAGCCGGTTCAGGTTTGAGTGGCGGAAACGGTTCAGCACTTACGGTAGCTTTTGCACCGTTGATGCAAAAAACCATGGTTGCCGGTGAGAGCTTTGCCGCTAATACTAGCTTCTTAGTGCGTATCGCTAGAACAGGTGAGACGACAACTCGAGTTTATAAAGCAGATAATAACGCAACTTCAGCAGACAACTTCTACGTAATCGGGATCGCCTTAGCCACCTCAGCGGTTGCGGCGGGTGGTAATATTAACGTTATTCTTTTTGGCTCTCATACCTTGGGCTCTTCAGATGCCGCTTTTTCTGCTACGGATGTAGGCAAACCAGTCTACCTAACTACCTCAGGTGGCTTTAGCGTCACCGCACCTACAGCAGCAAATACGGCAGTAGTACGTATCGGAATGATAGAAGCTACCAATAGACTGTTAGTAATGCCAATGCAGCTTAACGGTGTTAACTAAGGCTTGATTATCGCAAGCTTGTAAGGTAGAGTGATGACATGGGTAAATTTTTAAGGCTTGTTAATGGGATTCCAAGAAGCGTCGAAGAAGCCGCTTCATTGCCCATTTATGACGAGTCTATTGATGTATCCTCTACCATCACCGCCGGAACCAACGTAACTCTCCCAGCAAGTGGTACCTATGAGGGGCAAGAGTTAGAAGTGTACTTTAATGGTCAGGTACTAGACGATGTGGTAGACTATACTTTTGTAGGAACTATCCCTCGCACTCAGGTGCAGTTTACTTTTAACTTGGAGCCTGGTGATAGAATAAGATTTAGAAGGACTCGGAGTGTATAATGCAAAAATTTGACGCAAGACAGAGTATTTACAGAGGCACGCTGGATCAACTTAGCACTGCTAATAATCCTGAGCTTGACAATCTGTTGAAAGCTACTAACGACGATTTGACGGCGTTGCTGAGAGTCTCCGCTAATAGCCCTGCTGATCTGATTGTTAACGTCGGCGCCGGTGAACTTCTAAATACGGAGTCTAACCGTAGACGTGCAATTCCTCATATTGGATCTGCGTATGTGCAGTTCTCTTCTGGCACAGTCACGTTTCCTGCGGCGTCTGGTGGAAACATCGTTTGTGCTCCTGGCAACTCAACCGTATTGAACGTAGCAAGTGGAAATTATGCTGCAGTATTAATCTACTTGGATGGCGCTGGGGATCTAAACGCCATTGCTGGGGCTGATGCGGCCACCGAGACTGCAGCCATCACAAACCTACCTCCTGCACCAGATGAGACTCTAGCTGCGGGATTTGTTGTAGTTCGTAACGTCGCTGGCGTAATTCAAAGCCTTACTCAAAACAGCATTCGACAGTTTGGTACAGGTACCGGCGGCGGTGGGTCTGGTTCAGGCAACGAATTGCTTGAATCACTTAAGAATCAGTTTATCGATAGCTATTTTCAACTTTTAACACCTAACATTTTTAGGGTAGATAAAGGCACTAAGGTTGATGTTTCTTCTACTGGCGCCTACAGCTTAATCGATAGGTCTTTTAATTTTGCAGCTAGCTCCGTTCAAACTTTTGTATCGACAGATATGCTAGATCCGCAAGAGTTTCTGGCTAACGCAAATAGTCTAGAAGAAGTTGAAGTATCAGTTTATTGGCGTTTAGCGAACATCGATACATCTGCTGTATATCAAGTATCCCGAAACGGCGGCTTAGAATGGCAAACGCTCAGCATGGAGCGAATCGGCACCACTGATATGTATCGTGGATACCATAGATTTGCTGATGAAGTAGCAAATCAAACACTCTATTCTCCGGCTGTGTCTGGAGATCTGAATGCTTCAAATGAGCTTAGCCAATCCTTCGTTGTTCCTGCTGGCGAAAAGAAGTTGATTAAAGGCGCCACTTTAACACTCACTAAAACTGGAACACCAGCAGGTAATATTTTTGTCAGCATCTGCGCTGATAACGCTGGAAGCCCTGGCACGGTTTTATCTGAAAGTTCTGCAATTACAGCTAACAGCTTAACAACTGGCAGCAATACAGTAAGTATTCCGGATGTATACCTCGCAGCAGGAACTTACCATATTAAAGTTCGCACAGACGCTGCTTATAAGGCCTCTTATGTAAACGGAGTTACAGAATTAAACCTAAGTGGCAGCACGGTAGCTGGGCTTGATCTTGACTTGCGACTGCGCATCTCTAGCTCTAATACTGCTGGAATTAAGAAGCTAGAGGGTTATGGAATCTTCTACGATAAAGCTTTATCAGCTAATGCTGCAGATGGTTCTATCAACACAGAAACGTTTGAGTTTAGCGGCTCTTTAAATACCTTTGAGTTTACATTAACAAAATTCGTTCCGCATCCAGATCTTTTAAAAGTCTACGACATCAACACCGGACAGGTTTATGTTCATGGAACTTTTGGGCTTGATGGCCAAAAAGTTATATTTGAGTCAGGTCAGTTTTTGCAGCCTGGTCAAACTATTAAATTAAAGTTTGTTCAGATTGAAGGCTCGGCTTTTGACACATCAGATGCAAATGCGTTATCGATTGCTTCAATTAATACGAACCTAGATGCTGTAGGCTCTCAGATCGAAGAGCTTGATTTTGTAAATATTCCTAAGATCGTGGCTCCAAACACTGCGATTGTTAATCGTGCTCCTATTATTGATTTGAGTCAAGACCTTAATGCTCGCATGGGTATCAACAGGATCATGACCCAGCAGGTTGCTAGGATTCAAAACGAGTTTGGACCTAACGGAGAATCTGTTTTTAGAGCTGTAAATGATCGTCTTGATCAGGTTAGATATGTCGGAAGTGGATGGAATTCTGCTGTAAATAGTTTTGGTCAAGTAACTCAAACTGCAAATGTCGGCGATTATGTAGAAATAGCTTTCTATGGAACGGGGTTAAATTTACTTACTTTAGCGGGCACTGTTGGCACTGACTATCGCATCTCTATAGATGGTGGAGCTGAAGGGGCAAACTTGTTCCCTGTGGGATCAACAATTCTTGGCGGCAGAAATTATACACCCAATCAATTAATAAATATCGCATCCAACCTATCTTTAGGCGTCCATACGGTAAAAGTTAGATTGGCCGCTTTCGCAGCATACAATCTTAATGTTTACGGCTTCGAAATCCTAAACGAAACTCAAAACATCCGAGTTCGCCCAGGCACTCAGCTTGTTAAAGGTAAAGCTCGTACTCTTGGGAGCGAAGATCAAGAATCTTTTAACTCAGGCTTTGAGCTTGGAACTCTTGGAACTCGTGGCGGTCGGGTAGTTATCTATCAAAAAGCTGATGGGTCAATTGGTAAAGCTGTAACGCCGACTGATGCGACGCAGTTGAATTTGGCTTCTGCTAATCATGCTAGTGAGGAAGTTGTAAGAGTTTATTCACCGAGAGAATTTGGGGCCGGTAGAGCAGACGATTTCAGCACCTTATCCTCTTCAGGTTCAAATAGAGCTTTTACCTTAGATGATGGCACGACAACTTTGGTAGCTGCAAATGGACGGGCCGTAACAGCAACGGTAGAAGGTGTTGGAGTTGCTTCTGGAACTACAAACTTTTTAACTTTCACTTTTGTCGGAACTGCTTTAGATATTGTTTTGGCTGACGACGGTGTAAATACTAGAAATTTTGGAGCTATTCAAATAGACGGCGCTTCAAGCATTGGAACTATTTTTAATACTTCAACAGCCTCAGTAAGAGTTACAAGGATTGTTTCGGGTCTCCCTTATGGCACGCATACCGTAAAGTTTACTAACGGCGCTGCTGGTCTAGACTCCCCTTTAATAGCAAGCTTCATCGTCTACCAACCCAAAACTCCATCCATCCCTACCGGCGCAAAAGCTATCGCAGCTTATAATGTGATGGCAGATTTTGTTGCAAACTCTACCGCTGGAGTAGATAGACTTGCTACAGGAATTTTAAGAAAAGCTGTTGTAAGAGAGGCTCAGTATATTGGAGCATGGGACACTTACACCGTAGATGCTACTCTGCTAGGCGGAGTAAATTTTGGAAAAAGTAGCGGCTTATCTGGAAATGAGGATTTGATTAGAGTTTTTTGGGGGACTGGTTTAGACTTTAGATGTATAGTTTCGACAGATCGCCCTTCAAATGTTGACGTATTTTTAAACGGAATCTTAGTTTCGACTGCTAACTTTAACATAAACGGAACTGGAACACCGACTTACGGCTCAATTACGGTATCCACCTATGGCGGCACGACTTTTACTCCAGGAACAGGTAAAGTAAGTTTTAATGGAACAACAGCTCAGGGTGCTGGTTTTAGAATTTCAGGTTTGTCTTTAGGCCTTTGGTCTTTTAGATTAGACAACAACACGTCTGGAGCTGGAAACTGGACAATTGCGGCTTTTGACATCATCACTCCGATCCACAGTCCGAAGTCAAACCTTTTCACAACCGCACAGAACACTCTATCTATCGGCTCTCAAGGTATCGAAGATCTTCGTAAGATCAAGGCGCTTGAGCAGATCACAGATCAGAAAGCTATTAGTCAAGCAGTAGGTATAGCTTCTAGTCCTACAACTAGTTCAACAGTTTTCGTTCCTGTACCTGACTTGAGTGTGACCCACAATGTTAAAACAGGTAGGATTAAAGTGTCCTATACTGCTCAGGTTCAAAGTACCGGAATAAACCAAAACACAGATTTATCAATTTATGTAAATGGAGCGCAACAATCACCTCCTAAAGGTTATCAAGCTTTTGCAAATAATGCTAACGGTTTAGTAACAGACTCCTTTTTTATAATACTCCCTGTAGGAGTTAATAAGATTGACGTTTATTGGAGAGTGACTGGCGGAACTTCTACGGCAAATGGAGTACAAAGAAATCTCACTGTGGAGGATGTTTAATATGATTACTCTAGACTTAAACTGGAAACAATTCAACGTCTCCTTGTCAAAGATCCGAGAGTGGGTAGATGCAAACATCACCACTCCTTGTGTCGGTATATCTGCTAACTCTAAACTTCAGATTCACTTTGAGCAAGAACCAGAAGAGCTTGACAAAAACGCTCTACTATCTTACTACGAGGCTATTGACGAGGAGTCTATCGAAGCTACTTCTTATCAAACAAGAGAACAAGAAGAAGCAGCTAGGCAAGCAGACTTACAAGCAAAGCAAAATTCTGCTAGGGCGAAGCTCTTGGCTTTGGGATTGACCGAAGACGAGATCGCAGCTATACTGAGGTAATTAATGGGACAAAAGTTTTTTGAAGATAAAATTGGAGCTTTGAGTCATTCGTCTGGTAACATTTTTTTGGCAGCTTCAAGGCTTACCATCGGCGGACAACAATACGCTACTTCCAACTTGAGCGTGGCCCTGCCTAGCATGACAGCCAATACTCGGTATCAGGTGTTCGCAGTACAAAGCGGCGGCGTAGTCAGTCTTGTTATCAGTCAGAATGAGAATAGCGTAGGCCCTGCTGGTTATGTTAGCTGGAAGCTTGTTGGTAGTTTGTATGCAAATGAAGCCCTTTCTTTTGGTGGATTTTTAAATATTAAAGGTGTACCTAGCTCAGACGAGATTTCTCATAACGCCTCTCTTAGTACTTCAGGTGGTTCTTTAACTTTAAACCCTACAGGGGCTGTTCAGCCTGTAGGTTATTGGAAAAGAATTGGGGATGCAATTGAATATTTACAATCTTGGAAAAATGGTTCTGGCGGCGCTGCTACAGGAACTGCTGGTAACTTATTAATTTCTGGACCTACTAATTTAATTTGTAATAACGCTAATAGGCCTAGTGACGGAAATTATGGACCCTTTATAGGCGTTACACACGGCTATAATGTTACAGAAGGCGCAGTTAGTAGTGGAGTTTATGTCTCGGGCGCTCCAAATTCAAATAGGTTTCAAATTGCGAATGACGCTTCTGGCTCGGTCTACACGTTGGCTGATGTCAACGCAAATTTTGGAATGAATTTTATCGTCAGATACAGAATCGTTGGTTGGTCCAACACTCCGATAGAGGCTCTCTAATATGGCCGTCAACATCTTTATCAAAATTAATATGGAGTAATAGTAAATGGTTAAGGTAAAAAGAATTGTAGATAAACAGCCAACTATTACAAGATTGACTTCTGGTTCTGGAACTTATAGTCCTCCTGTAGACTGTATACGTATTAAGGTTACTATGGTAGGTGGTGGTGCCGGAGGCTCTGGCCAGAACAATGCTGGAGGTGCAGCAAACGGCAGTGCCACAACTCTTGGTACTTGGACTGTCGGCGGAGGTATTACTTATGCCAACAGCACTAATAATACTGTAACTAATACTCCAACTATCACTGGAGTGTCGCATCTTATATTAGCGCAAAGAGGCGGAAGTCTTGCTTATTCAGCAAGCGGCAACAACAATAACTTTGGAGCTTTACCTGGAGGTACTGCCGGAGGCGGAACTGTATTAGGTAATTATTCTTTAGGAACAGTTTTTGGCGACGTAGGTAAAGATAGTCCTGCTAACACAGGAAATGGCGGTTCTGGCGGGGGCGCAACAACATCTTTGAACGCTGTAGGTGGTTTGGGCGGCGGCGGCGGAGCAAGTGCTGTATTTTTTGTTGATCAGAATCTCTTAGCTAGTTCTTACTCTTACTCTATTGGTTCAGGCGGAGTAGGTGGTTCTGGTGGCGGCGCTGGCGGTTCTGGTGTTATCATTATTGAAGAGTTTTATTTCTAAGGAGCTATTATGAGTTTAACAAGCAAAAGCACCCTCTCTCTAAAGAAGAGAGACGTGCAACAGCAAAGACAAGCTGGCACAGCATATAGACGCCTGGTATTTGCTCATAAAGCTAACGCTGGAGAAACGGGCATCAACTTTACTGCTCTAGTTCAACCTAGCGAGATGGCAGCCCTTGGCTTCGTCAACCCCAACGCAGGCGACATTCTTGCTGCAAACATCCTATTCTACAAAAAGAACCTAACGATCATCAGTTCTGCTAGAGGCGTTCTGATGCAGGATCTTTCCTATACTGTACCAACTTCGTCAAGAATTGAGTTTCAAGGCTTCACTGCGCTGCAGGACGAGATCTTCACCTGTATTTTAGAAACAGGAGTAAGAGATGGTCTTACTATGGTCGATGCGTCTCCTATCGTTGCTACCGGAGAGCTTGCAGTTGGAGCTACGGACTTTAACGTCGGTACTCCATTTGAAGTAAATAAATATGATGCACAACAAATTGGTGCAGTTTTAGTCTTTAGAAACGGACAGATTCAATTCAGAAATCCAGGCAACGGAACTACTGGTGGAAACTATCAAGAAGTTAATAATGGGTCTGGTCTTGGAACTGTAATTCGTTTTAACACGGCCCCCTCAGCCCAGTCGGATAATATCGTTGTCTGGGGACACTTGATGGCTGAAAGGCCAGATGGCAGTATGATGGCTGCGATTGAATCTTTGGCTGGTCAGATTGATCAGATGATCCCCACCTTAGCAGCAGTTGCGGGCGTGCCCGAGACGACTTTTCAAGGAGCGCCTAATAATCAGGATCTTAAAGCTTTTGGTGATACAGTTTTATCTCAAGGTGCTAGAATTACATCTCTAGAAAAAGCACCGCAAATATCGGTACTAACTTCCGGCTCTGGCACTTACGTTGTTCCTACGGGAACGAGGTATTTACGTGTCCGTGTCGTGGGCGGAGGCGGTGGTGGAGGAGGCGGCGGCGGTGCCGGTTTCTCAAATGGAGCTTCTGGTGGAAATACAACTTTTGGATCACTTAGTGCTAACGGTGGAGCAGGCGGAACACAAACAGCATCAAATGCCGTAGGGGGAGTCGCTTCAGGCGGTGACATCAATATCAATGGCTCAAACGGCGGTCCAAGATGGTCTGTTAGCGGCTTTCCAGCAATGGGCGGTATGGGCGGCGCAAATCCTCTTGGAATGCCTGGAGCAAATGGCGAATTGAATGGCGGCAGCGGAACAATCGGTGGCGGCTTCGGCGGCGGCGGCGGAGGCGGTGGCGCTTCTTCAGCAAATCCGAATGGCGGCGGCGGCGGAGCAGGCGGCGGTTACTGCGAAAAATGGATCTCGTCTCCAGCAGCAAGTTACGCTTATGCAGTTGGAGCTGGAGGAACGGGTGGCACAGGTGGCGCAAACGGTGCTTCAGGCGGTAATGGAGCTGGCGGCGTTGTTATCATTGAAGCTTACGCATAAAGGAATTAATTATGTCAAATTTAACACCAAGAATTAATAGATTCGAATCAAACCTCATCATAGATGGCGCCATGGAAATGTGGCCTGAAGGGACGAGTAGGACGATAAGCTCAGGTAGTGCGCTATACGGTTCTGTTCTGATGTATGCCGAAAACGATGCGACCTCTGTGTCTGTGACCAACTCTAGACAGGCAGATGTTCCTTCTGGAACTACTCTGCAGTTCTCGAACCGCCTGTCCAAAACGGCTGCTGGAACCCTTGCTTCAAACACTTCGGTTCGACTAAGATATAATATTGAGGGTTATGATATTGCGACTATTCGCAATCAGGAATTTTCTTTAATTTTTTGGGTTAAAAGCTCGGTAGCTTCAAGTAGAACTATTTCTTTAAGAAATACGGGATCTACACATTCTTTTCTTAAACAATATAATATTAACACTGCGAATACTTGGGAACTTAAAGCTGTACGGTTCTCTGCTCTAAGTGCTTGCCCAGGAACACTGGATTTAACGAATGGAACTGGCATCAGTATAAGTTTCGGCGTAGTCCTAGGGACCAATCTTCGAAACTCCACCACAAACTCTTGGGTTACTGGTAACTTCTTATCCGGTATCGGTGAAGACACAACTTGGTTAACAGGTACCAATCATGACTTCAGCATCGCAGGTGTAATGGTTCTTCCTGGCAACTGGGAAGGACTGACTGCGGCGCAGTATAACTTCGTTAGGGCTGGTAAGAATTTTGAAGATGAACTTGCTATGAGTCAGCGATATTTTGAACTAGTCCCTGGAACTACCACTAATACTAGACCTCAGTATTTTCATTACCATTATAAGACAATAAAAAGAGCAACTCCAGTTGTCGGACTATTTTCAGGAAGTCTTGGCGGTGCTGATTTAGCAGGAAGTCCACATCCAGAGTGGTCTTTTAGATGTCCAAATGCAATAGTCGGAGGCAGCGCCACTGATTGGCTAGTTTCAGCAGACGCTCGCTTTTAATAAAAGGATAAAATATGGCAAAAACTCCAGAAATAGATTTAAGAGATACCAAGCTAGTGGACAACTTGCTGATCAACGGCAGGTTAAATTATTGGCAAAGAGGCACTAGCGCAAGTTTAAATTTAACTACTGCAACTAATGGCACCGCTCGAGTGGCCGATAGATTTGCAGGATTTGCTAACCGAGTTACAAATAATCAAAATTACACATGGTCACAACAAGCTGATGTGCCAGCAGCTATTGAAACTGGAAGCGTACTGCCTTTTAGTATCAGGTGTACGGCAAATTTGAATCACGCTTTTACGGGAGAAGATAGAGTTAATGGACTTTTTCAAATCATAGAAGGGTCTCTAGTAAGCTCCATTGCACAAAATCAAAAATTACATGTCAGTTTTTGGTTTAAGTCTAACATCGCTATTCCCGTGGCTGCTATCAGAGTTGCACTATCTACAAATGGAGCCTCTATCGCTAATAGTTATGTGACTACTTTTTCATACACAACGGCTAATGCGTGGCAAAAAGTAAGTTTTGTTATAGACCTTCCAGGCGTAAACTTTCATACGGGGGCTGGAGCAGCAATTGCCTTAAATCTTTTAGATATAGCTGGATCAACTAGCGTTCTTCAAACCTCTTCTTTAAATACGTGGCTTAGCGCAGACAAGACCACAACTCCCACTGCCACTAACTGGGCAGCCACGTCTGGAAACTGGGTACAATTTGCAGGACTATCTATCACTACTAATGAGGTGGCAAATGTTCCATTGGCTGCAAGGAACACGCTTGAAGAGTTAAGACTTTGTCAGAGATATTATGAGGTTTCCTCTGGAAGAAATATATCAAGAACAAATGCTTCACCATCTTGGTCCCTTACATACCCAGAAGCAGTTTACTTAACTTTCAAAACAACAAAAAGAGCTACTCCTCTTGTGACAGTTCAAACAGACGCAAATTCTCATACTATGACTGCAACACCTACTGTTGATGGAATACAGTATGCTGCGCCGCAGAATGGAGTCGGAACTTTTTATGTTTACGTCCTTGGATTTACGGCAGACGCCGAACTTTAATTAGTTTTATAAAAGGAGAACGATATGAAATTTGTTATTATCAATAAACAATCTCTGGAAATCATGGGCCACTACGAAGCTGACGCTAAAGATGACTCTTCAGCTAATAGAAGCTGGCTTTTAGCTGAGCCAGTCTGCGCACATCTTGAGATGCCAGAAGGATTAGATCCTGATTGCCTTAAAGCTGTTCAAGTTGAAGAATCATTTGATCCTGAAACTCAGTTGATCATTCCTGCTCATCTTGCGGTTCAAGAAGACGCTGCTAAAATCGCTGCTAAACTTGCAGCTAGTAGAGAGGCTAAGCTCGGTGCTCTCAGAGCCCTTCGTGCTCCTAAGCTCGCTCGTGTTGATCAACTAGTCAACATCGCATTCCTTAATTCTTGGACTGCTGGAGAAAAAGCTGAGCTTAAAGATCATCGTGCTGCTCTATTAAACATCACCGAACCTTACAAAGCCGATGCTTCGTTGCTTGACGATCTTGACATTGAAGCTATTGAATGGCCTGAAGAACCTTCTGAATCTTAAACAGTCCCCAAGAGCTTCCTCTCCCTTGAAATATAGGTGAAGAAGCTTGGGGTTTTAGCTTTTAGCTTTTTCGTAGATCTTAAGAATAGCGTTCTTAATATGAGAACTAGCTCTAAGATTATCTTCAAAGCCTTTTCGGTCTGAAGAGGCTCTTCGCTCTTGACTAAAAAATGCGTGCATGACTTCAGGCATAGGTCCTGGTTCATTTCCAAGCATAGCTTCGAACAGGTCGTTTCGAACTTCTACGCTTTCGTTTACTCGCTTCATAGGCAATTTGATCCACCAGCGATCACCGAAGACTTCTCTGTGAACCCACAGCATCTTCATCGTGATGTCTCTGACATACCACAAACCATCTTTAGGATAAAGCGCAGGCCAAAAAGCCCAGTACCAACCGCCCATCAGTAGCCAATGAACCCAGAACGCCACCTTCATGGCAAAGCTCTGTTTGTAGGCGACAGCCAGCAAAGAGCTAGTTGTGTAGAACTGAGGTCCTGCAGCGGGTTGACCTAGCTTTAGAAACTCACTATCAGGGCACCAATTAATACCAAAGTTGTTACATCGGTTAGATACGTCGCCATCGTTCACTTCATCCCACGATCTAGTCCCTAGATGCTTCAAGTAATTCCAAGCAGCTTTAACAGCAGCTTCTTTAGGCTTCTGATCTTCCGGCATCTGCACATAAGCAAACGCCCAGCATCCAACGCAATCTCCAGAAACACGTTTTAAATTTTTGGAACCATCAGCACCAATAGCCCTTAAGAAATTACCATCTTCATCTAGAAGCAACTCCATCCCACGCTTTCCTATAAACCCGTACTGAGTCAAGGCGCCATGGTCGTCATCGTTATCTAACAAAGCCCCATCAAGCCTTGTTGCTCTACCAACCTCGAAGTCAGGTTCCCAATGTACTGGACTAGATTTGTCAACTTTCTTAAAGATGAATAGTCTCCAGTATGCCCAAAGCAAAGGGTATAAAACGTAAACAATGATTTGAAATGGCAAACCAACCAAGAGGAAGATAAGCCAGCGAGTAAGAGCGACCATAGAGGCCTCCTTTATATAGCTATTTTACCGCATATTCTTTATAGATTTCATGCCGCTCTAGGGCGTGTTCTTCTAGGTAGCCGCCGTCTTTATCTGTGAAGTCGTATATGACAGCCTCTGACTTACCTTTGGCGATGCGTAGGACTCTGCCTATGTTTTGAATGACTTGAGACCTAGCTTTACCTCCGCCAGCCATGATGAGAATCTCAGCGCAAGGAAGGTCTACGCCTTCACCGATTACTGAGGTTCCGATCAGGCAGTTAAGATCTCCTTCTTTAAAATCCTTCATCATCTTTTGACGCACTGCGTCTTTCTCTTCGCCGTGGATAAACTGAGCCCACGGGATCATCTCTTTAAGCATCTCGCCGTGCTCTTTGTATTGAACTAGAATGAGGACCTTCTTTTTCTTAAGCTCCGCCGCAATGCCAGCGATGATACCGTTACGTTCAACGTTGTCAACGATGCCCTCACGATAGACTTTTTGATAGGCCGTTTCTCGAAGTCTCATCTTGAGGTCTAAAATTTCAAATCTAGGTTTTACGAGAAACCCCTCTTTGATGGCATCTTGAACCTTGTACTCATAGAGTACCTCGCTCAAAACACCTTCAAGAGCTAGGTCAGCGCCGTCGTTTCTGAAAGGCGTAGCGGTAAGGCCGATGCGGTAGTACACGTGTTTGAGATGGTTGAAGTTGACGTCCTGATAGGTTATAGCTGCCGAGTGATGAAACTCGTCGATGAATACGGCATTTACATCTTTGAAGGCTCCGGCAGGAATTTTAACCAAAGACTGAATGTTGCAGATCGAGATGGGCTTTTTAAGCTTTACGGTTTTACTATTTAGCACTTCGACGCTACCGCTGCCGAAGAACCTGATCATTACTTCTTCCATCATGTCTGTAATATTTTTGGACGGTGTGATGATCAAAGTTTTGACACCCAAGGTCCATATCATCTTAGCAGCGGTGACAGTCTTACCGGTACCGGTCGGTAGCACAACAATACCCCTGCCGTCAACTAAAAGATTCTTAACGGCAGTTTTTTGATAATGCCGAAAGTCAGGAAAGGGTGTTTTGTTCATGATCTTAACCGAGTTGCGTTTCGGTTCGATACGTTTGTCTTCAATCTCAAACTTAAGGTTTTTAGCCTCTAGCCAATCCAGCACCCTAGGTAAAAGCCCAGCCGGAAACTCTGAATCGTTTAGAAGCGTAATCTTACGCTGTTTCTCTAGTTCATTCGCTTGTTTAGTCAGTATAGCTCGCTGCTGGCGTAGGGATTTATCATCGCCGCCAAAAGCTGAGTTATTCAGTTGGGAGTTGACTCTACGTAGTTGTTTTATTACTCTATGAAACTGATAGTCAACTTGTTGGTCAATATATGAAAGATGGTCCTGCAAGGCTTCGTAGTCTTCACGACCTAAACCTCGCAGTTGACAAACGGAATTAGAAAGGGCAATATGAACCATGAGGATATTGTCTCACAGGTACGAGGAGGAAGCAAATGTCAAATGATCCAATACGAGTTCGCTGCATGGAGTTTTTGCACTCTCAGCTAGAGAAAAAAGCTATTCCACATATCCGACCTGGAATGCTGGAAGATCTCATCGCTTTAGTTGAAGGTGTGCGTTCTGACCTAGCCGCTCAAGTTATGGCGCAGCGCATGGCCGAGCAAGCTCGCATGGCAGAGTTGGAAGAGAAAAACAAAACTGAGGTCTCCGATGAGTAAATTAATTCTTGACTCTCAGAGCACCAAACAAAAAGCTCTGGAAACTATTTCTGAGATGGCAGCGGTCGTTAAAAAAACACTAGGCCCTGGCGGAAACCCTATCATCCTACAACGCCAAGGACAAAACCCAGACGGCACTCAGATTGGGCCTTTGATTACTAAAGACGGCGTCTCCGTTGCAGAGCACGTAGCTTACCGCAACAACACCAAGGACACGATTGCCAAAGCTATTCTTCAGGTAGCAAAGAACACCGTCAACCAAGCAGGCGATGGCACCACCACAGCAGTCGTACTTGCAGAAGCTATCTATCGAGCTGGCTACAAATACATCGAACAAGGTCGTAACTCTATCCAGCTTTACGAAGAGCTAAACCGAGCAAAGAATCAAGTAGTAGACGCTATTAATAAAGTTAAGAAAGATATCTCAGAGGAAGAAGTTAAGAGTGTAGCTCAGATCTCGGCTAACGGAGACGAAGAGATTGCTAACATCGTATACGAAGCTATCATGGCTGTGGGAGAAGACGGCCACATTGCTCTTGAAGAAGGTTCTTCTCGAGAGACTGAACTTAGCAAGATTGAAGGCGCTGTTTACAAACAAGGCTGGACTTCATTTGGACCGCATGGTTCTTTGTTGGTAACAGATAAGACTCGGGATATCTGCGAGATGCGAGATCCGGCTGTTCTTTTGTACGCTGGTACCTTAGACGACGTACACTCGTTGGGCAGCTTGATTCAAAAAGTTTATCAACTAGATCCCCAAACCAAGCAGCTTGCTAACGTCGTACCCTTTTTGATTATTGCAAACGAATTTTCAGATCAGGTAAAAGAGTTTATCCTGCAAAACCGTATGCAAGGTGGCTATCCTATCGCCGCTATCAAAGCGCCTTTCGACGGTTCTCCTAATGCTCGCACCGAGATGCTTGAAGATCTAGCTGCGCTTCTAGGCGCTAAAGTATCCGCTAAAGGCATCTTAGACTTGAAGCAAGTTACGGAAGAGCATCTAGGCTCGTGTGCGAAAGTAGAAATCTCTCGTAACGAGATGGTCGTATTTGAAGGCTCCGGTGATGAGGAGCAAATCATTCAACGAGTAGAAGATCTTAAAAAACTATCAGAATCTAAGCTTCATGAGTTTGATCGTGAGAATGTTCGCATTCGCATCGGAAAGCTAACCGGCGGAATTGCTATCGTTCGAGTGGGCGGTAACTCAGAGCTAGAGATTCTAGAGAAAAAGGATCGTATCGAAGATGCTCTATGTGCCGCTCGGGTAGCTATTCAAGACGGCATCGTAGCAGGTGGAGGATATACACTCTACCAAATCAGTCAACAATTATTTTCTGAGAAGGCTGATGAGGCTTCGGTGATCATGGCTGAAGCTTTGCAAGCTCCTATTAAACAGATCATCTCTAACGTAGGGGAAAACCCAGACGTGGTTTTAGCTAGAATGCCTAGTCGAAAAGGCTATGACGCTAGGAACAAGCGGTATGTAGATCTTATGAAAGAAGGCATCATTGATCCGGCTAAGGTGACGAAATCTGCGCTCGAGAATGCGGTCTCTATTGCAGGCTTGCTACTTACTACTGGCGGGGCTATCGTTATAGATGACACCCCAGTACCTGGAGTGACTAATCCTTTACACGCACTACTAGGCGGATAAATGGCTAAGAAAAAATGGAACCCCGATGCAGTTTGGCTTTCTTACTCAGGAGCAAGTACTTTTAAGTCTTGCCCTGAGAAGTACTATCTTCAAAAGGACTGGAAGGCTAAGGGAAACTTTAGCTACTTTGTTTTTGGGTCCGCTGTAGAGTCAGGGGTTACAGAGGCCTTTATTAGCCGAAAGCGGGATAAGATGCTTGCCGCTTTTGAAAAGAACTGGGCTTGCGAGAACGCTGGCAGCACGGCGACTGACGAATGGAAAAAAGAAAAGCCCATCTTTGACAACGTGGACATTGAGTACTCGGCAGGAGACGTTGATTTAGACTTGTTAGAAGGCGAGGATGTGCGCCTTGACCAATGGGTTACAGAGTTATACAAAGATGTCGAGCTTACATGGAAGCCTCAGATCTTTGCTATCTTTGACAAGATAAAAAATAAGGTGGGTCTGACTTCTACGGAAGACCGTTTTTATAAACGAGTGGCTTGGCTTTCTATGAAGAAAAAGGGCGAGTATATGCTCAACTCCTTTTTTGAGCAAGCTTTGCCTAAGATAAAAGGCTTGGTAGAAATTGAAGGTAAGCCTGCGGCTCAGATGCGAATTGATATTCCTTCTGACGACGGCGACAACATCGTAGGCTACGTAGACTACGTCGTAGAGATGGTAGACGGTCGCATTGTAATTTTAGATTGCAAAACGGCAGCTTCTCCCTACGATGAGCACGCTCTGCTTACTTCGGAACAGTTGAAAACTTATGCTGCAGCTTTAGCTAGCAAACTTGAATCTGATCCCGAGATTGGCTATCTTGTTTTAGTAAAAAAGCTAGTTATCGAAAAGAGCTGCTCTTCTTGCGGACACGTCAGAGAGAACTCAAAGCTTAAGAACTGTACTTCTTGTGAAGGCGGCAAGTACGATAAAGGTACTTATTCTGCTGAAGTTCAAATGATGACCAGGCAGATTAAAGATGAAGAGATGGATGATCAACTCGATGATTACTCTCACATCGCAGACGCAATACGCAATAAAGTTAGGTTTAAAAATCCATCAAACTGTTTTAGCTTTGGACGTAAATGCGAATTTTACGATCACTGCCATAAAGGAAAATCACTAAATAAACTTCCAAACTTGGAAAAGAAAGAAAAAGGAGGCCGCTAATGGCTAAAGGAAGACTGCCCGAAGGGTACATCAGTGCTCAAGATCTTATTAAGAAGTTTCGCAAGGAAAATCCCAAAGCGGCGATTTCTACCGCAGCGCAACTTTTGACTGCCGGAGAAGAAGCGATCATCGTAGTGACTGCTTCAGTATCTACCGGTGAGGCCACGTCAAGTGGTATGTCTCAAGGACTACTTCTTGATGATAAGGCAACAGAGAAAGCTGAAAGCTCAGCAATTCGACGAGCCCTAGTTAACCTAGGATACGATTCAGTCGAGTCAGAAGATGAGGCGGAAGAGAAAGAAGAAAAACAAGAAAAGAAGGAAAGCCGCTTTGGGAAAGCAAAGCGAGAAGAGCCTAAAGAGGAAGAAGCTGAAGAAGACGATGAGGCCGAAGAAGAGGAAGAAGAAAAGCCTCGTAGTCGCTTTGGGGGAAAGGCTGCCAAAGAAGAATCTGAAGAAGAGGAAGAAAGCGAAGAAGGACAATCTCGTTTTAAGCGAGGTTCTAGGTTTCAACGGAGCTAAAAGTGAATCAGCGAATCTTTATACGCTACCCTAATCGAAAACTGTATGATGCGGCTAACTCTTGCTATGTTTCCGCAGCAGCAGTTTTAGATATGATCAGAGGCGGCGTTGATGTAAAGATAGTTGATAAAGCTAATATGGTTGATGTTACTGGGGCTGTTTTAATAAAAGCAGTTGTTGACGAAAACATTTCACAGTTCTATACTGATGAAAGTGTACACCTTCTCATGAAGATTATTCGTGAAGGTGGTTTTGCAGAATATAGTAAAAAACTTCTATAGGAGGAAGTATGGGATTCACAAGAGAGAAACGAAATGGTGCCGCTCGAGAAGAACGTAACAGTGGTGGTCGAGAAGAGCGTAGCGAGAGACGTTCTAGCAGACGTGATGAAGGCCGCTCTTCATCTCGTAGTAGCACACGAGGAAATGGCGAATATGCCTTTACCAACATCGGTTCGGTAAAGCAAGGTCGAAACATGACCGATAAAGATGCGGCTGAGTTGAAAGGCTGTGGCGAGTCTATCAAGCTACAACTCTACATGCCTGCTGTTAATCAGGTTGTGCTCAGCAAAGATGCTGTTATGGGAATTAAGTTGGGACGACGTAGCGACGATAAAAACTTCGTGCTCGGTCAAGCTTATCTTCCGATGGGCTCTTTGACTCCTACTAAAAAGACTAATGATGATCTAGCTGACTTCTTGGGTGAGTTTTCTAAGATTGAAGACTTTGATTTGATTGCTCAAATCTACTTGCCCAAGGATGTTAAGACGGTGACGCTAAACAACGGCGCTACACTTTTGTTAACTTTTAAAACCGGAGACAAAGCCGAAGATCTTAAGTTTGTACTTGGTACTTTGGCGCTTGCAAACGATAGCTCTAACGAGGACTAATCAATGCTTATTCGTGTTACCCAGACCGTCCAAGATAAAGGTCGGCTGGTAGCACCAGAAGAGCTTGACGCTATCGTAAGTTCCGACCGTAAGGTTGACTGGTACTACTCGCCCTTTTTATATGGTGACGATGCAAAGCAGTACGTAGAGGCCAACAATGGCTCTATCTCAGGCTATTCCGGTGAGACCTGGACCGATACTTTGTATTGGGACTTGGACTCTGAGGATGACCTAGATAAAGTCATCAAGGCTACGGTCAGCCTTTTGGACAAGTTGTTTGACATCGGCGAAGGCTTCGGCGATGCCGTGGAAGTTTACTTCTCGGGCAACAAAGGGGTACACATCTTACTGCGTACCAAGAATAAGTTCAAACCTACCGAGGTTTCTCGAATTTGTTATAACATCGCCAAAGAAGCGGACATACTTTCGGTGTTTGACACGGTCGTGTACAATCCTACTAGAATATTTCGAGTAGCAAATACTAGACATAAAAAGTCAGGTTTATATAAGATTCAGCTTCGTCTATCTGAGATTGCAGATGCTTCTTTTGACGTGGCGGCTATTAAAGAGCTTGCTAAAAAGCCACGATTTAATGTAGAAGAAACGGCTAAGCCAGTAGAAGCCGCACTTCTTTTAGAACGCTATAAAGAAAAAAGCTCTAAGACCAACGTCGTAGATCTCAAGAAGTTTGAGGGCGGAGGTACGGTAGAAAGTACTGCTGATGTCGTAGTGCCTGAAGGCATGAGACGATGTAACTATCTTTTGGAACTGGGACACTTTGGTAAAGGAGAGCGAAGTAACGCTCTTATAAGAATCGCTTCATATTGCAAACTTAAGAAGGGTTTAGACAAAGATCAAACTCGTCAAATTTTATACCTTGCCATGGAGCGTAGGGCCGCCTTAGGACTAGGTTCTGAAACTTGGGACGAGAAGGAAATCGAAAGCACAGTTTTAAATCAGGTGTTCTCTGACCGATGGAGAGACGGTTACTTTACTTGTACCGGAGAAAAGGCAGACGTGTTCTTGCAGGGGATTTGTGACAAGGGTCCTGGCTGCTGCATGATCAAGCCTAAGCCTCAGGTAATGACCATGGGGATCGAAGCTCTGATTGAGCAGTACAAAAAATACGCCTCTGAATCTCCCGAGATCTACCCCAAGTTTGGAATCGATTGGTTGGATAAGTATATCCGTTTGCGCCCTAGGAACTTCTCTATGATCAACGGCGCTAACGGCTCAGGCAAAACTAGCTTGGCTACGCAGCTTATTGACAACTTGAATAGACAGCAGTTGTATCACTTTTTCTTTTCAGCGGACATGGCGGATTCGTCGTTGTTTGAAAAGCTGGGTGCGAAGTACACTCAGTACGATCAAGCGCAGATTGAGTCGGCTTTTCAACGTGTTATTAAAGATCAGAAGCCTTCGCAGAAAGATCAAGATATAGTTTCCGAAGTCATAACTAAGCTTAAAGCAACTTTGCCATATACGATTTTTGACTTCTCGTCCTCCATTCAGTCTGATTATATTGAGAAGACCATTAGGGAGACTGAGGCGGCGAAAAGTATCAAGGTGCGTTTGGCTATCATCGACTATGCCGGACGAATGAAGTCAGAGCACGACAACGCATACATGAACGCTACGCAGAACGCCACCGACGCTAATACGATTGCCAAGCGTTGTGATTGTCACCTAGTTTACATCTCTCAGATTGCTCGAGAACAGGGCGACCATATTAAGCCTTTGCGCACGAGCCGAGTATCTAAAGATTCGGGAGCTTGGGAAGAGAACGCTACGGCAGTACTAAACGTATGGCGTCCTATGGGCTTTGATCCTGCTATTGATCGATATATTCACCTGTTCATAGGTAAAAACCGAGGCCCTGGCGTGAGTGCCGAGCATGTCATGTGGTGGGATGGTAAAGAGGGCTCGTTTAGAGAGCTTAACGATGATGAGTATGAGCATTACGTAGAGTTATGTCAGCAGAACTACGAACGAAGGGGCACTGAGGCTCCGCACAGAGACGGCTACGACAATAGGTCTGGCGATCAGATTCGAGCTTCTAACTCAGCATTTGACAGACGAGGTCAAAGAGACGATAATGATGAAAGCGATGAAGAATATGAACGTAGAACAAGAGGCGAAGGTTATTCAGAAGAAAGAGTCCAAAAAGGACTACGTGCTTCTGAAGGACGAAAGCAGTTTAAGCAAGATGCTTGACTATGTCCTAGGTCTTAACTATGTCGCATTCGACATTGAGACCAACGGACTAGGCGAGCATAAGGTGCAAACTATCGGTGTGGCCGTGTCAGGTCACTTTGATGTTGGCTATTATGCTGCCTTTTATGACTGGAATCCAGTTACCAAAAAACTCGTGCGCCTTATCAGCGAAGAAGCTGAGCGTAAGTTTATCGCCGACCTTTGCAAGATTCTAAGCACTAAAAAGTTAATCCTACATAACGCCCTTTTCGACGTGACCGTGTTTAGACATCAGTACGGTATTAACCTGACTGATTCAGTCTACTGTGATACGATGCTGCTCAAGCACACCTTGGATGAAGAGCGCCCTTTCGGTTTGAAGGATTTGGCCGTCCTCTATAAGGAAGAGATTGGCATACCTAAAGAGGACGTGGCTAATCAAGAGCAGTTGGAACTGGCCGAAAGTGTTAAGCGTAACGGCGGTAAATGGACGAATGATGATAAAGAGATCTGGAAGGGCGAAGTTGATATCGTAGGCTACTACGCCTGTGCGGACGTTGACTTGACGCTTAAGATCTTTGATTACTTCGAGGATCGACTCTTTAAAGAGAAGTTGGACGAATTCTTCTATGAGCAAGAGGTCATGCCGCTGTTCAGGGAAGCTACTACTCAGATGAAGTACAACGGCGTTTACGTTTCAGTGCCGTATTTTGAAGACCTTAAGAAAGAGATCACAGGGCAGATCGAGACGTTGCGTCGAGAGATTTTCGAACTTATCGAAGATGACGTACAGGAGTTCGTTCAAAAGCTTGTACGAGAAAGTGTTGATGTAACCAAGACCGGAACCTTTGCGCAAGAGCTTTTAGCGTACTACGCCATTACTCCACCAGTTGCTAAGAAGACTGGCAGGGTTACTTTGGCTAAATCGGCGTTACACGCTTTATGCGAAGAGTATCCAGGGCATCCGGCTTTGGCGTGGTTAACTTACGAACCTATCATGGCCTCTCGTTTAGAGATCGGCGAAGATGGCAAGTTCGTTCATACTAAGCCCGAACGAGTTTACAGCGTAGATCCTGACGAACCAGAGCTTGATGAGGATGTTGTACTCGAGATCAAGAAGAAGATCTATCTTGAGCGCAACCCTGAAAACCCTTTTATATTTAACTTAAACTCTAATCAGCACTTGGCCTGGTTGCTGTTTGATAAGTATGACTGCGAACCTGGGGAGCTTTCTCGTAAAACGCAACGACCTAAGGTTGATGCTGACTCGCTTGAGAAGTATGATCATCTGCCATTTATCAAAAAACTTCTTGAAGCTAAGAAGCTAGAGAAGATGTTATCGACCTACATTCTGCCTATCCTTGAGATACACGATGACGGATGGATTTACCCTTCGATGCAAGCCTGGGGTACGACTTCAGGTCGTTATTCTTGCGGAGGCGGATTGAATCTTCAGACACTTCCACGAGATGATAAACGTATTAAAGCAGGATTTATTGCCCCGCCTGGATACTCTATAGTCAACGCCGACTTTGCGGCCCTAGAGCCTAGGATTTTCTCGTGGGTCTCAGGCGATGCCGGTCTTAAGATGGTTTGGCAAAAGGGCCTTGACCTATACTCGCAGATCGCTATCGACGTGTTTGGTCTGGATGGCGTCAGCGCAGATCCAAATGCCAAGAACTTCCTTAAGAAAGTCGATCCTGATGCTCGACAAAAAACTAAAGTGTTTACCTTGGCGGTTCCTTACGGGGCTAATGCGTGGAGGGTCGCAGCATTGATGGGAATTGAAGTCGATGCTGCACAAGAGATCGTAGACAACTATCTTGATAGCTATCCGCAACTAAAAACGTACATGGCTAATCAAGAACGCTCAGCTATGCGTAACGGTATGGTGCGGACTAAGTTTGGTCGTGTACGCCATTTGCCAGGATGCAAGAAGCTTTACGAAAAGTACGGCACCAGAATCATGGATAAGCGTGCCATGAAAGGAATTCTTGGCGAAGAAGTTGGAAACGAGATGTACTATAAGTTCAGAAATTATTTGAACAATAGTAAAAACTTTCCGATTCAAGCGACTGCTGCCCACGTGTGTAATGCTGCTTTGATTAAACTTTCTCGACTATTTAAAAAGAATAAGATCGATGGCTGGATCGCCCTTCAAGTGCATGACGAAATTACCTGCATAGTACGAGAAGATCAAGCCGAGTTTGCTTCAGAACTTTTAAAAGAATCGATGGAAAAAAACGTAATTACTGAACGAATTGATATTCCAATTCTGGCCGAGCCCATTATCGCTGACTCACTTGCAGACGCAAAAGATTAAGAGGTGTGTATGAAGACAAAAAAACCTGCTGCTAAAAAGCCGAAAGAGATCGTAAAGCTGTTTTTGAGCAGTATGAAAAAGATTGCAAAGCAACTCGACAAGCCCGCCGAGGACATCACTGCAGCGCAGTTCTGGGCCAATGATCCCAACGATATACCTGAGTGGGAAGTTCGTCGAGTCGGCGGTTTTAAGAATCTTAAGGATCTTTACTTTCCGAAGTCAGAGGAAGATCTCGTAGTTAAAAAGACTGCGGAGCTTGTTAGTTCGCATCGAAAAAAGATTGAGAATCAACTAGGCACTCGAGCAATGCTTAACAAAGAGTTCGCCGAATCATTCCAAGAGACCGTTTCTAAGATCGATTTTAAGATCCACAAACCTGTTAAGGATACAAAGATCATCAAAAAACCTAGTGCTCGCACGCTAGTTGCGCACATGTCAGATACGCATTTTGGTTGTAACGTAGACTCGGCTGAGATGGGCGGTCTTAATCGTTACGACTGGACTATCGCCTCTCGACGAGCCGCCTTGTTCGCAGAGCAGATCGTTAAGTACAAGCCGCACTATCGCAAAGAAACTGATCTTGTATTGGTAATCAACGGAGACATCATCGCCGGTATGATTCACAATCAAGAATGGTTTGTAGACCTTTTGACTACTCAGTTTGCGGGAACTCTCAGCATCCTCACTCAGATGATCTCTTATCTGGCACAGAACTTTCGAAATGTTAAGGTCGTATTTCAGCCTGGAAATCATGGTAGATCTATGCACAAAGCTTCAACTGAACGAGGCACTACCCACAAGTGGGACTCGTATGAGACGCAGATCTACATCGCCATTCGAGAAGTTTGCAAAGCCAAACTACCGAACGTTACTGTAGATATTCCGGTGAGTCCATTTGCGATCTTTGAAGCCCAAGGTCACAACTTCTTCGTTACACACGGCGACACGGTTATCAACGTGGGAAATCCTGGAAAGGCGATCAACATCGGCTCGATCAACAACCAAGTTAACAAGCTCAACGCTTCGCACTTGGGCGGTAATAAGAAGTTTGCTGGGGTGATCATAGGACATGTCCACACTCCTACCCTACAGCTTATGGAGTCTGGTTGTATGTTAATCATCAACGGTTGTTTGAGCGGCCTTGATCCTTATGCTAACTCTATTGGAATCTTTGATTCTAATCCTACGCAGCAAATCTTTGAAGTAACCGAGAAGCATGCCGTAGGTGATGTACGCTTTATTCAGGTAAAGGATGCTGACAATAACACGGCTTTGGATAATATTATCGAGCCTTTCAAAGGACTGTTCTAATGAAAGGCAAAAGAAAACCATTTAGTAAAAGTTTACACGGTGCGCATGATGACAAGGCTCGTAAAGCTGCTATTGAGTTCTTTACTCGCAAAGGTTTTCACGCTATCGAGAATCCCAACACCAAAGGTGTAGATATCTTGGTGTTTGATCCTAAGAACAATGATACTCATCACGTACATTTTTATGTCGAGGTCGAGGTTAAAAACAACTGGGCCGCTAAAACGTTTCAGTATGATACGCTCCAAATCCCCGAAAGAAAGGGTAAATACCTGGAGATGTACGGAGATAAGATTTTATACATGATCTTCTCAAAAGACTTGACACAGGCCTTAATTGCCGATAGTGTTAGTTTTAAGAGCGCAAAACTAAAAGAAGTTAGCAACAAGTACATGTACAGCGGCGAGTACTTCTTTCAGGTTCCAGTTAAGGACTGCGAGCTTGTGCAGATGGAGGAAAAATGAAAGTAGTATCATTCACAGGACCTAAAGGTAGCGGTAAAGACACTTCGGCAGATCTGTTAAAAGCTGAGGGCATTGCAGATGGCAGTATTTCGTTTGCAGGGCCTCTCAAGAAGATCTGCATGGAGGTGTTTCAACTGCATCACAACTACATGAATGATCCTATTCTTAAAGAAAAACCTCTGAAGGAACCTATTACTATCACTCCCAAGTTACTCCGCAAGGTCAACCAACTTATGATGGACTACTTGGATATCGACGAGTTTTATTACAATCCTAATAAAGCTTCCGTAGTTGGGCTTGAAGGTCAAATCCTTAGCTCTCCTCGAGAAATTCTTCAAATCATCGGTACTGAGTGGATTCGTAATCGCATTCATCCTGATTGGCACCTGCAAGCTGCGTTTGCTAAGAAGGCTATGTCGCAGCTTAATCCAGATGGTTTGTACTGCGTTACTGACGCCCGCTTTCCAAACGAGTATCAATTCTTGGCCGACCGCTTTGGAGAAGACTTCCGAGGCTTTTATGTAGAGCGCCCTGAAGCTGAAGAGCGCCTAGCGCAGAGTACTCATGCCTCTGAACTTCAAGTACTTGAAGTAAAAAAACTAATTACCTCTGAAAACATTTTAGTTAACAACGGTTCCATCGACGATCTTAAAAAGAAGCTGCTCAGCCTTAAGCTGAATGGCGCTGATGTGACCGCAAAACCTAAGACGAAAGGACAGTCTGGCAAGTTTAAATTTGCCAAGGCTGGAAAGAGCGATGAGGGAAGCTTCTGAAACCGGACTCCCTGAGTTTGTGGAGTTTGAGACGAAGTATAAAATCGACGATCCCAAAATTCTTTGGGATTTTAAACACTTAGTTGAAACGGAACTGGGTCGTAAAGACTTTTTATACGTACAGTCTGACGACTGCTATTACGTAAAAGATGAAGATTTTGTACGCTATCGCTTCTCCGATAATAAAAAGGATAAGCGTTCAGAGTTAACTATCAAACGTAAGATTGGCGAAAAGAACAACATCATTCGAGAGGAAGTCAATCTTCGAGTTGACAACAACACTTTCGACACCGTTGAGCGTTTTATTAAGTTGCAAGGCTTTGAGTTCAACTTTCGCATCAACAAGCAATGCCACATCTACCACGGCCCCGATTGTACTTTGGTGTTTTACTCCGTCCGTGACTTGGAGACCAATGAACTGTCCCATTTTATAGAAATTGAAGTTACTGAAGGCGCAGGCTTTACAGAAGAAGAATCTTGGAACATAATTAAGAAGTATGAAACAGCGTTATCGAAACTTGGTGTCTCTGCTCAAAGAAGGTCTCGGAAATCTTTATTTGAAATGTACAAAAGAGAGGTTAAAAATGTCTGACGTATTAATCCTGGCCCTTGCCGTCGTTGTCCCCTTTGGTCTAGTTATCCTAGGCGCTTACAAGCTGATCACTCGCAAGAGACGTCCTAAGCTGACGTTAGTCGAGCAGCCTTTTTCGGATGATGAAGTTAAAATCGCTGAAGAAACCGTTAAAGAGGTGGTGGCTAAGGCTAAAAAGATCAATAAAAATAAATCTCGTAAAGGTAAACGTCGTGCTAAAAAGAATTAAAGATCTAATACTAAAGTCCAATCGCATCGGCTTACCATTGCCCATGGCCCACGATTCGGTTACTGGCAAACCCAGCGTAACCCTTCTGATGTTTTATACTGGACTAGTTTTGTCAATTATTTCCATCGTGCTGCTGCATGATAACCCTGACAAGTATCTGTCGGCCACCTTAGTGACCCTATTGTTCCTAAGCTTAGGATTTGTCTTTTATCGTATGCGGACGCTTGACAAAGTCAAGTTTGACCTGGATGATAAGAGTATAGAGCTAGATGGAGAAGACGATGAGCCGAAGTCATGAAGTGACTCAGGAAGCTGAAGAGCTGATTCAGAGGGCGATTAACAGCCCTCAAGGTATAAAGCTGCTCAGCACTATCGGTTCCTGCAGGACGCTGCCTCAGCTAGAGTCTTGTAAACATTGGATTGAAAGAGTTGTAAAGAGTCCCGAAGAGCGCACGGTTCTTTATAGCTTTGTAAATTTGCGCTTTGGTCAGATTGATTGCGGTATGGATGTTTAACCCCAGCGGAAGCTGGAAAGGGAGATAGTATGAGTTTGTTGAAGAAAGTTGCAGTTCCGGCGTTGCTGGTATTGTCGTTGACTCAGTCCGGAGTTTTGATTAAGCAGGCTTTGGATGATAAGGCTTTGGGAGAGAGTCGGTATTCTGAAGTTTCGCAAGAAAACCCAGTTTGTCTTGCCGAAAAGGGCTCTCCAAGTGCGTTTATCGTCATGGAGTCAGATGATGAGTCTAAAGTTTATCGAGGCTTGCGAATCTTGGTGATGTTTCCCATTCCGTTTGAGCAATCATTTCGTGATCTAAATTCTCGAAAGGATTTGATCCGAGTTGATTGCCGAGACGGTAAACCAATGGACAACTGATATGCAAGTCAATTTAAAGTATCTTGGTATCTATACTTTAGTCGTAGTCGCTTTGTCAGTTACCGCTACAAAGCGGCTTTGGCCTACTATCGATACTCAGATAAAAGTAGAAGAACGAGAAGTGGTTAAGAAGGACATCAAAACCATCATCAAGGAGCAAACGAATCCTGATGGGTCCTCTACTAAAGAGACTATCATCGTAGACAACTCCAAAGAGTCTTCTACAAAGAAGTTTGAACAGATAACTACTAAAAAGAACGACTGGTTTGTAGCTGCTGGTGCGGAAGCTAGGCTAAATGGTCTAAATGATCCTATCTATCGATTAGAAGTTAATCGTAGAATCTTAGGAGATATTTATGTCGGAGCTTCTGGTAGAACGGACGGCACTGTAGGATTGCAGGTCGGATTTTCATTTTGAGGTTTAAGTGGTAAACAAGAATCACAACGAGTTGATTTATGAAAAAGTAGATCAAGAGCTAATGATCGACATCAAAAACCTTAACGGTGAATTGATGGATCAAGCTCTTTTGATGCGTAAATGGACTAAGGCTAAGTCGATGGCGTCTAAAAGAGCTAAAGCTATTCGCAACAAGCTAGAATACACCAAGGCTCAAATTTATCGAGATGGTGTTCGCAAGGGCTGGCGGGTCGGCGACATTCAAGCCGAAGTTACAGCTAATCCTACCGTTCAGGAGTTGACAAATGAACTCACTGAGGCAGAATATGAGCTGGAGCAACTAGAAGGTATCGTGCGTGCCTTTTATCAAAAGCACGATGCTTTAAAAGATCTGTCTGCCAATGTTAGAAAAGGAGTGGAGGATTAAATGTCCCGATTTAAAAGAAACAAAGATGAAGAAGTAGCTTCAGAAGTTCAAGCTGAGGTCACAGAAGAAGCGTCGAACACAACTGATAAAAAGAAATCAGCTTTTGCAGGCGCAATCAAAAAGTTCGGCGATTACATGAATGCCGAATTTAAGAAAGAAGTAGCAAAAGTTCACGACATCGAAGATCTGGGAAAGATCGTAGTGAACGACTACGTACCAATGCCGCAAGCTTTTCAAGAAGCTATTGAGTTGCCAGGTATCCCCATGGGTGTTATTACCTGCGTCTACGGAAAACCTGATACCGGCAAGACTACGCTTTTGATGGAAGCAATCAAGGGCTGTATTGAAAAACAGATCGTGCCTATCTTGATTCTCACTGAGCATAAGTTCGCTTATGATCGCTTGGTTGCCATGGGCGTAGACATGCTTCCTATCATCGTTACGGTGGATAGTATTGAAGAAGGGTACGACGTTATAATTAAGATGCTCCGAGACCTGCAACAAAACAAGCTGAAATTTACGGACGCTGAAGGAAAAGAGCAGGTGATCGACATGACTGATCTGTCATGTATGTTCCTTTGGGACTCTATCGGAAACATCATGTCTCAGAAAGAAATGGATGCTGAGACTGAAGATTGGGATAAGGGTATGATGAAGACGGCTAAAGCTCTTCGAGTTTTGACTCGTAAAGTTAACTCGTTGCTAAATAAGGTTCGGCAAAAGGCCGGAATCCTGTTCCTGAATCAGTCGTACATGCAGACTTCACCAAACGGCATTCAAAGCGAAATCCCAACCGGTGGCGATGCCATCCCTTACTCTTCGGCTTTTGTTTTGCGAACTCGCAAACGTAAGCGTTTGGACGCACAGGTCAAAGGTAAAGATCTGGATATTGGCTTGGAAACTATCATTGAAGTTGTAAAGAATCATATTACTAACAGAAAGCTTACGGCTTCGGTATTTACCGTAGCTAAAGGAATGATACCGGCCACCAAAGAAGCCCTAGATGAGTACAAGAAGACACTGCGATAAGTATGTCTAATGCTCACAAGGGAGGCCGCATGGGACGCCGGAATGCCGATAAGGAGCTGGATCAGCTCCAAAGGCTTAAGTACGAGAATCAAAAGCTTAAGAAAGAAAACAGCCGTCTTCGCAAACTAATTCAGCGAGGGCAGGCTGATCAAGACCTTCTTCAAGAACTGATTGAAAAGCAGAACGCTGAAGTAGAGCTTGAACAACAAGAAAAAGTGTTGAAGAATAAATGGGGATGCCACGAGTGTAACGAAGGTGTGTTGAAGATTCACATCATGAAGCGTCTAGATGGGGTGTTTTATTGGCGCCTTTGTAGCAATCCAAACTGTGGACACAAGACCAAGCTTCAACGTTACACCAAAGACGTAGAAGGGATTAAACATGAAAGTGCCGAAGATACTTAAAGACTGGTGGCAAAGATTCGAACTATACTCCTTTTGGGATGAAGATGGACTTGAGGGTAAGATACCTTTGATCAGCTTCTCTCTTGACTGGTTTGTAGGCGAGCACCGTCCGGCAGCTTACTACGACTACAACGATACGAACCGATGGCGCTATCTTTTTGTGGACTTGTGTATCTCTCGCAGACAGACTAGGATGTACCTTCCGTTTAAAAAGCTTCCTGACTACGTGCCTACTGGTAAAACTATGTTGCGCACCAGGGGAATAGGCGCCATCAATAAAGACAAAAAAAGCGAGTTCTTGGAGATGCTAAATGGCTCTAAGAAAGTTTAAATGCGAAAGCTGCGAGCATGAATGGTCTAGGATACTTAAGGTTTCCGAAAGTACCTGCCCTAAATGCGAAACCCCTACGTCTGCACAACTTCCGATTGAGGTTAGTTCGACGATTTACGAGACCAGAGATAAGTATCGAGGTACGCAAGTTCGTAAGAACCAAGAGCAGATGATGCGAAAGCGTATGAGAGACCATCACGACAAGTACGAGCTTGCTGAAAAGATAGACAAGCACGGCATGGATGACGCTAAGAGGAACGGATGGCTAAAAAAAGTCAAAAAAATCTAACAACCGTACTTGGCTTAGACCTTTCTACTACGTCAACGGGCTTTGCCTTGATTGACGCAGACACCAAAGGCCTTTTAAAATATGGT